CGAAGTGAAATATTATTTTTTAGGCGATACTGGTAAGGCAAGAACCAATGTAATAACTATCGCTTATGTTATTGAGGAAACCGTGACTTCGTCTGGAGAGGTTATTGATGTAATCAGATTTGGGGTTGCTTATTCTTGTGTATCTGACGTTTATAACAAGCAATTAGGTAAACGAATTGCGCTTAATAGATTTAACGATGAGCCTCGTAGGGTTATTGTTAAGGATAAAAATTTCAATACTTATCTTAAGTCTATTGTGGGTAATATTATTAATAATGAAGCTCCTAATTGGGCTTATAGATTGATTGAGAGTTCATTTTAAATTTAATATCTTATATCTCCGCTAAATACTAATGCCAGTCTACCGTCTGGCTTTTTTATTAGCAAAGGAGATGTAATATGAAAAAGCTCTTAACGGTTGCGGTCAATGAATATAATGTTGCTCCATTACGGGGTTGTGTGAACGACAGCAACAACGTGAAAGATTTATGCGTACGAATAGGATATGAAGTTACGCAATTATTAGATGAAGAAGCAACCAAACAGAATATTATCGAAGCATTAACTGCTATCGGTAAAGAATTGAAATCCGGCGATAAATTAATGTTCCATTATTCCGGTCATGGTTCGCAAATACCTACAATAGATCCTACAGAAACTGATAACTTAACTGAAATTCTTTGTCCGTTTGATTTAATTCTACCCAACGGTGCTTGGACGGATAACTTCATTACGGATGATGAATTAAACTATATTTTCAGTCAATATGATTCTAATGTGGAAATTGAATGTATCCTTGACTGCTGCCATTCTGGCACCGGAACTAGGGATATTCGTCCTCATACCGCAAATCGATTCGTTAAAGCGTTCGATCTAACTACTGAATTTAAAATTGAAAAATTTGACCTAACTAAATCAAGGTATATCATTTGCTGGTCTGGTTGTCGAGATGACCAAACTTCAGCTGATGCTTATATTGATGGGATGTATCAAGGAGCTTTCACTTCAGCCTTATTAAAAACGGAAGGCTGTCGTCGTCTACGGTACACTAGGATCCTTGAGTTGATGCAGAAGTATAACTTCTCTCAAGTCCCTCAACTCACATGTAATGAAAAAGATATAGAAGAAAGTATGTTTTAATCTCTCAAAGCCAGCCTAACCAGCTGGCTTTTTTATTGAGTAATTATTTTTAAAATAATTCTAGAAAAGTCTTTACTTTTTAAAATTTATCAGTATAATAGACTGTAACTTAAATAAAAACATTAATCTTGAGGTATAACATGAGTAAATTTGAAATCGCTGATAAATCTACTGAACAATCATTAACTTGGTATGATGCAGAAAAATATGTAGAATCGTTAGGCAACAACTGGCGTTTACCTACCAAAGAAGAATTAAACCAAATTTATCAATCTGAAAATGATTTTGATGCGCTTGGTTATTGGTCTGGTTCGGAATCGGTCAAAAATGGCGTATGGGTACAATTCTTCAAAAATGGATTTCAAGATTATTATATTAAATCATATACATGTCTAGTTCGTCCGGTCAGAACATTAACGGCTTAATCTAGGACTAATAATGCTAAACCAAAACCTAAAAGGCGGAGTCTATCTAGGGGTATTCTCCGACTACAAAAATGACAGATACCATTTAATCGTCTCCCCAGCATCTACTGAACATGAATCAGATTTCGCTAATGCCAATGAAGAATTATCCTTAGATATTAATGGTACAATTTATAATGATTACCGTTTACCGACTAAAGAAGAATTTATATTCATGACACAAGAAGCAACCGCTGAATTCAAATTTGATAGGTATTATTGGACTTCCACTTCTTATCTAAATTCAATGGTATTCGTTGCTTCATTAACTTCCATTGGATACGCCAAGAAATCCGATTCGTACTTTACCCGTAAAATTAGAACAGTTCCTCTATGAAATTACCTTTCGAATTATATACTTATCATGATCAATTCTATGGTCTGACTGTTACTCTTAACCCGAATATCCAAAACGCAACTAAAATCAATGCTATTGAAGTAGAATGGATTGAAATTAAAGATGAAGATGATTATCGTTATTTTCTTCCTAATAAACCGGAAATTTTCAAATATTATCCAGAAGGGGATACATTTGATGATTTGAGTTATTACGAAACAGAATATGTGACTGTGCTTGAAGCTACTGTTTCGCAAGCAGTAAAAGTGGGCGGCGAATTGACTTATAATATAATCCAACGGATTTATTCGCCATTACAATTTAATGTGGGGATTACTACTCAATTCCCATACAGTTTTTACATCATAAAACGTTACGAGGACATATTATGACAAAGAAATACCATATTAGATTTAACACCAAACATAATAATCAGACAGATTTAGTCTGGCGAGTATTTGAGGATGGAGTTGAACATTTAGTTAAATCTCTTAACATTAGAGTTCCGGTATCAGATTCGGTTACAGAAGAATTCGGGGAAACTAAATGGAATATCTATTGCGAGGGTAATATGTTTATTACAGATGGAGTGGCTAATATCTTATGAAAAAATTAATGTTATTATTAGCAATATTCCTAACTGGATGTGTAGCAGTAACTCCTATTCCTCATAGACATCATTATTACCAGTCTATTCCCTATCACCACCATCATTATTCGCGTTGGTAATTTTATGAATGAAATAACAGATTCTGAAATTGTAATATTGTTCTCTTTATTCGTAAGTTGGGTGTTTGTTTACTTTATTTGGGACGCATAAAATGTTCATATTCGATATAGAAACATGTGATACAGAATCAACTGCGGTTGTATTGTCAGCTGGAATGGTATATGTTAACCCAAATGAATCTTACGAGGAGCTAATAAAAAATGGTATATTCGTCAAATTCGATTCAAAAGAACAGATACAAAAGTACAATAGAACCGTATCCAAAGACACAATGGATTGGTGGGCAAAACAATGCGATCAAGCTAAACAGTTCGCTCTTTATCCGCACGAAAATGATGTTCCCGCTTTAACTGGAATCCAACTGATTAAAGACTGGATGAAAAACAAAACGCCTAATCCAGAAAATGAACAAATATTTATCAGGGGATCTTTGGACCAAATGGTATTTGATAGCCTTTGTAGAGCAGTAGGAGTAGAACGGATTACCTCTTATAACATGTACCGTGATGTAAGGACTGCTATTGATTTACTTCATTCTACAGCGAAAAACGGATACTGCGAAGTTAAATTTGACGGCTTTAATAGAGATAATGTACTAAAGCATCATCCAACTGCAGATTGCGCTTTAGATGCTATGATGATTGTCCATGGAGTTTAATCCTTTACTTTGCTTCCATTTTAAGTTATACTTAATTCTTTTGTGAGGATAATTCATGTACAAAAACGTTTTTAAACATAATGATAAAATTTATTGTGTATCTACTAAAGGAACGGATGTTATTGATTTCAAACCTACGATGTTCGTGAGTTCATCAAAAGACAAATCTATTGAATTCAAAACCTTACTGACAGAAGAACCTGTATATCCTATTAATCCTGGATCTATGCGGGAAACTGATAAATTTGTAGAAGAATATAAAAATGTAGGCGGCTTTAGCATACATGGATGCACTAATTACGTTAATCAATTCATTCGTTCAGAATATCCTGAGAAAATTGATTTTGATATAGATGACATTAGAGTGTTAGGGATTGACATAGAAACTTCGATATCTAATGGGTTTCCTGACTACAAAAATCCTACTGAAGAAATATTACTGGTAACTTTAATTGACCTCAAAACCAGAACCAAACATAGTTTTGGTTGTAACAATTACACTTCAAATTTAACCAATTATCGTCACTGCGATAATGAGAAAGCCTTATTGTTATCTGTACTTGATTTCTGGAAATCTGATTATCCTGATATCATTACAGGATGGAATTCATGTTACTTCGATATACCCTATCTTTACAATAGAATGGTAAAAGTACTCGGTAAAGATAATGCTAATAAATTATCTCCGTTTGGTGTAGTTAAACCTGCTCCTCCTAAAGCTCCATCTGGTAAAGCCTTCATCAAGGAAGGCGAAGATAGAAATATCACAGTAAGAATTTATGGCATTTCTAACCTTGATTACATGGATCTAATTAAAAAATATGGTCAGGAAAACTATGAGTCCTACAGATTAGATTTCATTGCTAATGCTATTCTGGGTCACGCTAAATTAGAACATGATGAATTTGATGGGTTCAAAAACTTCTATTTGGGTATTCCTATTCCAGATAAAGATGGTAATGAGATCCAACAATTAGCCTATCAACAATCGTTGTTGCCTGAAGGTTCCGCTGAATATAATAGACTTGGTTCTGTAATCAAGCAGTTGTCATGGAATAAATTTACGGATTATAACGTAATCGACGCGGAATTGGTATTACAACTGGAAGATGAAAAAAATATGATTAGTCTTCAAGTTGGAGTGGCGTATGCGGGGAAAGTGAATTACGAAGACGCTTATTCTCCTGTAGGAGTTTGGGAATCTATTTCATTTAACTATTTGGCGGATAGAAACATAGCATTACCGTTACATAAACGGTCATCTAAGAAAGAGCAATATAGAGGAGCTTTCGTTAAAGAGCCTATTATTGGTAAACATAAATATGTCGCTTCATTTGACTTAGCTTCTTTGTATCCACATTTGATTCAGCAGTATAATATCAGTCCTGAAATGTTAACTGATACATTCTTAGATTTAGATACAGATTATTTCCTTGCCAAGAAACCGTTACCTGATAATGGATTAGCAATATCAGGTTCTGGCTGGTGTTTTAAAAAAGAGAAACAAGGGTTCTTATCCGAATTGATGGAATCATATTATAACAGACGTAAATCTGTTAGAAATGAACAGTTAAAACTGGAAAGCGAATTAGAATTGATAAAAGCTGAATTAGAAACATCAAGTTCTAATGAAACATTAAACCGTAAAAAATTATTGTTGAGTAAAATCTCTTCATTAGATACTGAACAGATGGCTATCAAAACATTGATTAACTCTCTTTATGGAGCTTACGGTGAATCCAACTTCCTATTTTTTGACATCAGATTAGCCGAAGCGATTACCATGTCAGGTAAACTAGCAATTCTTTGGGTCAGTAACGCAATATCTAAAAGGTTAAATCAAATATTAAAAACAGAAACCGTAGATTATGCTATTTACAACGATACGGATAGTTCATATATCGCTTTGGATAAAATTGTAGAGAATTCTCCTGTTAACGGTAAATCTACTGAGGAAATTATTAACTTCATGGATGCGTTCTGTAAAAATATTATTCAACCTACAATTGAATCTTGTTATGATGAATTAGCAGAATACACTAATGCTTATGCTAATAAAATGTCCATGAAAAGAGAAGCACTAGCTGATGTGGGTGTATGGTGTTGTCATCCAGATGTAACTATAATTGTAGATGATGCTCCTATTACGATTAAAGAATTATATGATTCTTCTGTAAATGGTATAGTCGACAAAGAATGTTTAAGTTTTAACCCTAAGAATAAATGTTTCGAAATTGATATCATAGAAGAAGTTCTGCGTAGACCATTTTCTGGAGACATGTATGAATTTTATTTAGAATCAGGGGAAATTCTAAGAGTCACAGGAGATCATATAATTTTCATTGAGAGGGAAGGAAAATTATTAGAAGTTCGAGCTAAAGATTTGATAGAAACTGACGAATTAATTTCAATAGAATAACTTTATGGAACATATTATATCAAAATTAAAAGAATTAGAAGTTGTACAAATATCTAACATTAAAAAAGACGAAAATTTACATAAAATATTTTTTGAAAAATTTAAAAGAAAATCTTATTCTTTATTAGATATTATGCTTTGGATAAATGGCTTACCGGAAACAGGAATAACAGAATGTATAATTTGCGGCACTCCTCATAAATTAAAATTGACAACTACTGGTAATTTTCCTTTATTATTAAAAACTTGTTCAAGATCATGCGATTTAAAACGTAGACATTTAGATCCTCAATATAGTAAAAATATTTCAAATAAATCTATAGAAACTAAAAATAATACATTTATCGATGGAATTAATATGCATTTATATGCGGCATTAAAATCTGCTAAAACGACTAAATCTAGGTACTCTCATGAAGAAATAAGTTCGTATATAAAATTAGGACATTCAATTAAAATAGAAAAAACTTTACAAGAAAATACACGTAGGATATTAAATATAATTGATTATTTCGGGATAAATAGGGCTATTTGTTTATCTTATAGATTAAATTATAAGTGTAATTCGTTAAAATTATTTGTTAAGTTCGTTAACGATATTATAAATTATATCAAACAACCTATAGAAATATCAGAAGAAGATTTAATAATTTTATTTTTTGAACATTTAAAAAATTTAAAAATTAAAAAAATATGCGAATATTGCGGAGTTGAATTTAATTCTATTATAATTAAAGATAATTTATCATATAAAATAATAAATTCTAAATGCTGCTCCAAAAGTTGCGTTTCTAAATTGAATTACAAAAATAACCCTAATTTAGCTATAGAAACATCAAATAGAATGAAATTGAAATTGCAAGATGATGAATATAGGAAAGTTTTATTAGAATACGGCAAAAAGGGTTGGGAAAATAGAAATCCTAAAGAATGGATAATAAAATACCTAGCTACTATGGGTCAATCTGGGATTGACGATAGAACAAGAAAAATACAACAAACTAAATTTGATAACGGACATATATCATTCGTAGGAGAATTAAATAAATCGTCGTATTCAGAATATAAAAAATCTGTATATAGATTCACTAATGCTCAAAATCTATCTATATTAGAAAATATAGAATATAGAAGTAAATCTGGATATCATTTAGATCACATCTTTCCGATAAGTAGAGGCTTTTGTTTTAATATTCCTGCCGAATTAATAGGACATATTGATAATTTGATAATGATTCCGGCAAAAGAAAATCAAGAAAAATCTAATAGTATAATTAAAATTCCAGAGCATATATTAAATTGGTTGATTCTTAACGATTCAGAAAATTACATAAAGGTGATGAATGAAATTATTAAAAATTAAAAAATATCATTACGAAGGGTTCGTTTATGATTTAGTTGTAGCAAAAAATAAAAATTTCGTTGCCGAAGGAGTCGTTATACATAATTGCGCGAAGAAAAAATACGTCTTATCTGTTTGGGATTCAGAGGGCGTTCGTTATGCTACTCCAAAGAAGAAGGTGATTGGTCTTGAATTGGTAAAATCTTCAACTCCCATTAAAGTAAAAGAATCATTAAAAGAATCATTGGATATTGTACTGTATGGTAAAGAAACTGAATTACAGAACCATGTCGAGAAATTCAAAAATAAGTATAATTCATTTACTGCTGAAGAAATTGCCATCCCAACTGGAGTTAACGGTTGCGCGAAATACGCCGGCGATTCTTCAATTTACTTATCCGGTACTCCCATTGGAGTAAGAGCGGCGTTGTTATATAACTTCCATGTTAAAGATAAAAAGTTAGATAAACAATATGAGTTGATATCAGATGGTAATAAAATCAAATATCTGTACCTTGATAAGAAGAATCCTATTAAAGAAAACGTGATTGGATTTAATAGTAAACTGCCGGTTGAATTAGGATTACATAAGTATATTGACAAGGATATGATGTTTGAGAAGTCCTATTTAAATGTGATGAATATTTTGATTGCGCCTTTGGGATGGAAAGCCGAACAACAATCTTCATTAGAAGATTTCTTTTAGGGGAGTGAATTGATGAATGAGATATATTATATTGTACAGGAAGAATGCGCTGAGGTTATTCAAGCAATATCTAAGATCTTGAGATTTGGATATGATGATGTATACAATGATAAATCTAACTCAGATAGGTTGATGGAGGAGATTGGCGATTTGATGGCAATGATTTACTTGCTGGAGGAAAATGGTTTAATCAATTTGGAAACGGTATTGAACCATTCTGAGAAGAAATTCGAAAAGCTAGAACGCTGGTCTAACATTAAAAGAAAATAAAATAAAACCCCGAAACCTTAACAGGAATCGGGGTTTCTTTTTACCTAAAATTAATCTGTTGGCCAATCGTAATCAGATGGAGGTTTATTAAGTTGATTCTTTCCTTTTAATTCTAGAATGACATTTACTTTTTGATGTAACCTAATCATGTCATTGTCTAAAACTCTAACCCTATCAATTAAATCAACAAGTAAACAGTTTAGTTGTATAATTACTGGTTTTACAATTGTTGTTGTCCATATCCATACATAATATAAAATGTATGATATTCCCATTGTTTCTACTATAGGGAAACCGTAACTGTCTATCGCATTTATTATTACATTAATATCCATATCAATCCTTTCTTGTATCTGATTGTTCCGACCGCGCCACTCTATCTATATCAGGCTTTACATTTAATGCTGATGATATTAAAATATCTAATTTTACCATATCATTAGTCATGTGAATAACCCTTTTATCTAGCTTCTCAACTATCTCGTTACATTCTTCTATAGCATGTAATGTTGTTGTCAAAATAAACTGTATTGTTAAAAACACAAAATATCCCGCCGCTGCGCATGACACTATAGGAAATCCCACCTTTGAAATTATCCCTAACAAACCGGCTAAATCTTCCATGATACTCTCTCCGTTAAAATTATAAAATTATTTAGCAATTTCCCATCTCTCTGCGCTTTCTTATTTATAATCTATATTTTTATATGGATTCTTATAACTCCTTGATTATTAAAGGAATATTTAAAACGCAATTAAAAATAAACTTTAATAAAAACAAGGAGTTATAGATTAGATAAGATATATGGGAGTGCTCCTGTAGGGTATATTGGTCTGGGATTATTTGATAAGAACCAGAGGAAAATTGAGATAAAAGAAAAGTCTTTACTTTGTTTTGTAAAAGGACTATAATAGCCTAGTCGGGCGTGAATTAAGGATAAGCGGATTAAATAAAGTTGTTTTAACCCTATAGGAGTACCACATGAAAGTAACATTAGATTATAGTTCTACCCCAGTAATTGAGTCTATAGAAATACATGAATCCGATGTATGGGATATGGATATCACTTTAGCTAAGATTATCCATCCAATGCTTGTGAAGTTTAAATCATTAGATAACGGCTATCCATCTACATTAGTCTCTGATGAATTAACCGACGACGAAAGCAGAAAACAATGGCATGATATATTAGATGACATGATATATGCGTTCGGTGAATACCCTACTCATCAAATGCGATTAGGTAACGATGAGAAAGACGCTAAAGTTAAACGGGGGATTGATTTATTTGCCCAGTATTATTATAATTTATGGGATTAAAAATAATTCTAGAAAAGTCTTTACTTTTAAGAAAACTCTAGTATAATAGATTGTAACTTGAAGTTAAACATTAAATTATTTTTGGAGTGTATATCATGACTGTATCATCAAAATCTTATATTGAAGAAAACGGTATAACTAAAGAATTTCTATTATCATTGACTTTTAAGGTAATGAGTGAGATGGAATTATACGGGTTCTTGGGTTGCGAATCAGAAAATCCAATGATTGCTTATACTGAAGACGAAAAATGCGTAGTGGTGTTAGATGGGTATTATGTTGAAGTTATCGACGCTGAAACTGGCGACCCTTTAGAGTCAGGCACTATAGAACCAAGTGAGTTTGAAATTAATATTTTAACTGCTAATGTTTCGGCTTAGTATGAAACGCCCCAGTCTAATAAACTGGGGTTCATTTACCTAAACAAAACTGTATAATAATAAATCGGAGAAATAAATATGTGTTCAGACGGTTGGAATCATTACCCTAAAAACTATAAACCCGAAGATATTGTCAAATGTCCTGACTGTAACGAAGATGTTGACGAAGATGGATTCGCAATGTGTGGTTGTAATTGGAGTCCTGTTGATTGTAAAACCTGCGGATCTGCGCCTTGCGATTTAAGTTGTTAGGATAAGAAAATGAACAAATATATTGTTACAGTTGAAACGCTCTATGATACAAAACTTGTTTTAGTAAGTAACATAGGAGTAGCAAATTCAAAAAGATTAGAAAAATTTAC